CCAGTACCTACCGTATTGTTAACTCGTATGTTAGCCCATGCACAAACTAAGTCCTTTAATGAAGGGTAGGTTGTTGTACTGCCGTCTACTTCTGTTAAATCAATATCTGGCGTGATGTAGTCAGCCCCACTAGGAGCTACCAAACTTGTAGAGCTATCAGAGTTTTTTATAGGCGTGTCAATCACATCTACCTCCCCATCTACGGGATAACTAGATACCGTCCCTATAGTGGTATCATCGCTGTTCTTTAGAGTAAGAGAAGGAAATGTGCATGTAATATTTACGTTGCTAGGCTCTGAATCTGTCGAACCGTCTGCTTGGGTTACGGTTATGTTCGCTGAAGTGTAAGTATTGCCCGCTGGAATCTCTACAGTAAAAGAACCGTCCGAGTTCATGTAAGTAGCAGGGAGACAGTCTCCACTTGGAGGTGTTACAACTGGAGTTAAAGGCAAATCACAAGCATCATACTCGTAAGGCACTTGAACACCTATTGAAAGTAATACCCCTGCTAGTACGTTCTTAGTTTCTTCTTCTATTGCCTGAGTAGAAGCAGATAGTATTGTAGTTCCTTTTGCCCACGTGAAGATGTTAAAACCGTTGGTGATATCGTTTATAATATCTTCAGCGCATTTCTCACAGTCTGATATAACCTCTTTTTGGAATGAAGTTTTATCTTCTTTGTCTAGTGGGTTGTCTAGTATAAATACTTCAAGAGTGAACGTCTTTAGACCATCTTGGTAGTTTGCTCCAGAATAGAACAAATGAAGCAAGGGCATCTCTGTATTCTTGCCTTGGTCAACATCTTCTTGTGAGCCGTGAGTAAACGTCTTCAAAAAGAAGTGGTTCTCTACAAATTGCTCAAACGTCTCTACTAGGTTATTGTAGCTTATCATCACTTATAAGACTATTTACTACAAATATAGGCAAAAAAGAACCCGCTTTTAGGCGGGTCTTATGCTATCTCCTTTCAATCTCTGCTTCAATATAACCAACATACCTAGAGTACTTTGACGCTTCGTTGTCGTTAATACCAGCGAAATCCAACATATAGTCGATGTGTTCTTCTCTAAATGAGATTAAATCCTCTAAACTCATTTCTTTTAGTTGTCTTCTAAAATCAAATTTTTTCGTGTAAGCCATAACTGTTTGTTTTGTTTGTTTGATACTCAAAGATAGAACTTTTTTTATAACTACCAAACTTTTCTAAAAAAAGAACCCCAGACCAGTTAAGGAATGGGGCTTAGTTAGGTTAGGTAGGATTACTTTCTTGGGTCGAATACTTCGTCGAAATTAGTGAATAGTCTGAAGCAGGTTTCGTAGTCGGTCTTTACTCCATCCCTCGACGCTTCTTCAACTGCTTTATTACTTGACAAAGCAAGTTTAGCCCACATAGCAATAGCTTCTTCCTCTGTTTCAAGAGTTATCGTGATGGGCGTGAATTCTTTGTTTCTAGTTACTTTCATTTCTTATTGCTTTACGCACCTCTTCAAGTGCTTGTTTAACTTCGTTTAGTGTTGCCTCTACTTCTTTGAGGGTTTGTTCGAGGGTGGGTTTGGTGAATTCACCTCGCTTTGCTTTGTCACTAATATCTAACCAATAATTCTTCCCTTGGTGTTTTGGAGTATGGCTCCAGACAAAACCGTGAACGATAGCCCGTTCTAAAGAATTTGCTTCTTTTCTCTTACCATCATAATTAGCAATCGCCTGACTCCTGTAAGGCTCTGGTAATTGCTCGTACCATTCTAATATTGGTTTCATAATTGTTTTGTTTTATCGTCAAAAAACCTAACCCATAAGTAAAAACTTAGAGCTACCTGCCAAAAAAACAAGAGTAAAGACAACACCCAAACAAAGAATGGGATGGTTTTTACCTCGTCTGTTTTATGTAGGACATCGACTGCGTACCACTCCATGAAAAGTGGACTCGCTATCACTATGGTTATAAAGAACAGTGTGTGTAACACCGCTGTTAATTTTCGTTTCATCTCGTTTTGTTTTCTACAAAGTTAAACCTTTTTTTGAATTATCCAACTTGAGTATTCTTTTCGCTTGCGTACTTATCTGAAGAATAAGCCAAGTGAGTGAATACTTGCTTTATAGGCATACCTTCCACCTTCTCCATGTCTACAATAGATTCACCCGCTAACTTGAATATTAAGTCGTACCAGTACCATCGTTGGGTGAAAGCATCTGCTTTGCCTTCTCCATCAAAGAGACTTGAAAACTGGTTAAGTATTTGCTCTTGCTCTCGCAAAAAAAAACCATCATTCCTAAGAAGAAACTAGCGGGTACATCTTTGAACTCTTCGTGCGAACCCTTGTAAGGTTCTATCTCGTAGTTATCCCCTGCTCTTGACTTGATAGGTCTGTATAAGATGCTCATTACCTTATGAGCGTTTAACGTTAAATCTTTAATGTATGTTTCAACGTCTATCCATTCTCCCGTAGTGAACTTGTCCCAATCATTAACAAACCCGTATTCCTTCCCGTTGTGGGTTATTATCTTAAAGAATCTAGGGTCTTCTTCCATTAGTTCGTCTATGGTGTCGACAGACGTTTGTAGGGCGTTAATAGATACCGCTGATATATTGCCATCCCAAAACAGTTTTAGTTTGTCTATAGGGCTTAATTCTTTCTTATATCGCATCCACTGCCACAACGTTACGTCTTGGAAGTTGGTAGGTATTTTTATCTTCATAGTTTGTCTAGGGTTAGAATCTCAATTGAGCCGTCAACCGAATCGTGGCGGTGTAAAAGGTACGTTCCGTCTAAATACGCGTAGGCATAATTAGCGATAGGAGACCAATCATTGTTCCACTCAATATCGTTTTCTTTATACCCCAACTCCTTCAGTTTAGCCTCAACCTTGTCTAGCGGTTGGTTCTCGTTTATTTCAATACAGAATTCTTTCATGGGTTATCAATATTGTCTGTAATGCTGTTTATATACTTGTCAAAAACAGCGTAGTTGTCCCGCATCTCTTTAATGTTTTGAGAATATTGAACCTGTCTTGCGTACTTAAAAGCGATTCTCAACTCATTAGTGTAATCGAAATATGCTGTAATTGTTTTACCCTCTCTTGGTTTAGGTATGTAGTCAAGCCTCGATATTACACTGTTTAATATTTGCTGTTCATTCATATCTCATCGTTTTAAGCAAACCTACAATTCTTTTTCGTTATTTCCTACGCTCTTTTTTAAGAGGAAGTTGATTTGCTTGTTTACGCTCCTATCGTTTTCGGAAGCCAACGAAGCTATCTTTTCAAATAGCTCCGCTGGAATTTCGATTAGTTTCTTTTTCATTATTCGTAAGACCTTAAAATTATTTTGTAGTGATTTGTCAATGAGGCATGATTAAAATCATTAACAAAAACTGTGCTTCTTGCCCCAAACTCACCTTTACTAACTGAATAACCTACTTCAAATATTCTCCCGAAACACTCATCTTGCAACTGTTTTCCAAAAGAATCATTACCACATAGTTCTTTCAGAAACTGCTTTGCTTCTGATATTGTCATACTGGTTTTTGCTAAATTTCTCATTTTTATCTGTTTTGAAGTTTCTATACTGCTAAGATAGGTATATATTTTACATATACAATAAAAAACTGAAAAAAGTTGAAATTATTTTTATTTCCTAATAGCGTACCTTCCAAAGTTAGGTCTTCTTAGTCTCTTAGTGGCTATGTATCTACACGCATCCCATCCGTGGTTAAAAGCATCTATAGGAACGTTGGTTATGTCTCCGTTTCTATCTACTCTATACTTGTAGTTCTTAGCCTCCTTAATTAAGTTCTTACTTCTTGGAGTGATAAAGATGTTGTGTGACTTAATCAACTCTATTCCGTAAGCGATTGAGTCCTTCCCTTTGTCGGCTTTCGTTAATCTTAACCCTCGTGAACGTAGTTCTGTGATACTCTTAGGCTCTGCTGAGTCTGCTACTCCATTACTGAGCGCGTGGGTGTCCTTTAGTTTGTTGGCTATGTTAGGGTTTGTTAGTCCCGTCTCGTATATTACTTCGTCAAAGTAGATATCATTGCCGTCTTTATACATATCAATAACAGCCGTAGGGTCATTAGAGTAGCCAAAGTCCATTCCGTACCCTAAGTACTCAGCACCCTCTGGAATGTCTCTTTCTTGCCACCTAGGGAATACTACCTCGCGAGGAATACCAAGCTCACCTAAACCGTAAACCCTCCATAGGTTTTCATCTACGTTCTTTAATGATTCAATAGCGTCAATGATGCTATCCTCTAAGAATGGATTGTCTTTATACGTGGACTTAATCCATTTAATACTCTTACCCTTTAGCAAAGGTAGTTTAGTATGTACCCAGAACTCTTCTGAGGGGTTGAAGTCAATGTATATCTGACCCGTTGTTCTCATGTAGAGTTGGTAGAAGTCGTCCCAATTTAAGTCATTGGCTTCGTTGATGTACAGTAAATCTCTCTTTGCCCCTCTTTTCTTTTGGGGTTGGTCTAACGAAACGAACTCTACTAGGTTGTCGTTGAGTAGGTAGGTAGATTCTGATTTGTTGTGATTGCGTTTGTCGTATAGGTCGTGAGTGTTAAGCACCTCCATGAAGTCACGCATTACCGTTTGCTTCAAACTAGGTAGCGTCTTACGTACAATAGAAATAACCTTACCCCTATTAGCAAAGCAATAACACAAGGCTATCATCTGAACTAAAGAGTAAGTTTTTGAGCTACGACTCCCGCCTTGATTGATTATTATATCTTCTTTGGCTCTTAGGTTCTCTTTGAATATACGTGTTACGTCTATCTTCAATTCCTTCCTGTGTAGACCTTCTGTATTTCATAATCTTCTGTTGCCCATTCAAAATCTGGTCGGGTCTTGTATACTTTGGCTCCCGCTAATAATGGAGTCCACATAGAAGGCTTACCTAAATAGTAATACGTAACTCCGTGAAAATCCGTACTTATCACATAACCAACCCCTGTTAGGTAATACCTGAGTTTATCTATTGCTTTAATCATTTGTTCCTATATATTAGAAGAGTAAAATTCATAACCCTAACTAGAAACCCCTTGTTGCCAAAAGACACCCCTACCAAATGGAAGTAGTCACCTCCCCAGTTGTTTGTTAATCTTGCCTTCATATCAATTAAATTTATCTCTTAGCCTCTCTTCTGACCAGTCCATGAACATACCAAAAGCAATCCCACAAAGGAAGGCATATACTACTATCGCTTCAATCATTTCTTGTTTAGTTCTTCGTCAATCATTTTCTTTCCAAGAATAACAGAGAACGTATCGTGGTCTATTTTTTCCCATCTCAACTCAAGAACCATAGTGTCTCTAACAATCTTTTCTTTCATCAAGTATTGAATGGTGTCGGAGAAGGTGGTATATCCACTAACAAAGCCCTCGCTATAATAGTGCTTCCATGTTGTAGCGTTACACACTAAGAACCCAGCCGTAAACCAAACGACACAAGACGCTATGACTATTAATGTTTTCTTCTTCATTTCTTCTCTATTACATTGAATGTTATTTCAGCAGGCATTCTGTCGTCGGTTACCTCTAGTCTCTCCTTAGGTTTACCGTAGGCATACTCAAGTAACAACTTCATGTGATTAAAGCTACCTTCTTTAGCGTGTTGTGCTAATATCTCAAACGCTTCTACCTCTCCACCTAGTTTAGATACTATAGCTTTGATAGCGTTACTTTGTGCTTTATCCTCTTCGTCTTTACTCTTTCTTCCTGACTTTCCTTTTACTCCTGCCATTTTTTAGGTATTTTATAACTAAGTCTTTAGGTGATAGGTTGCTTATACCTAGTTAACTTTTCATTATCACTACAATAAGATTCTCCTAGGTAATGTTTGGTAGTCCCTGAAACAACCCACCATTCAGTTGTGTTGTCGTCGTCACAATCACCAAACAATAAATCTTTGTCTAGCCCTATGTAATAGTTGTGGTTGTAATGGCTTATTTCATCAATCCTTTTGAATTGTTTCATATCCAAACCATCTGTGTATCTATCTAAGGGTTTCATCTGTTTTGTTATTTGTCGTGGATGTTGCCTGTTACTTCGATTAGCTGGTTCCAATCACATAAAAGGTCACCATCAAATGAATAATGCGTGTAAGCCCATTCTACCGCTTCCTCCAGCGGTTCTTCATAAGTCTCTTTGTAAAGAACAGTATCCCCCTCAAATATCTTTACCCCGTTCTTATCCTTCAATCCAGTGTACTGGCAAACGGTTTCGGGGTCTACTTCATGAACGCCTAAAAGTATTTGATGTATGGTGCAGTAATCTTTCGGTTCTTCTCCTGCTTTCCAAACACGACCTTTAACATAACTACCCTCTACCCATCCTTCACCGTCTGCTCTCTTTGCCTTAAATAGTATTTCTCTTTTCATCTTTGTTCAATCAATTTCGTTAAGAGATAGCTTATCCCAACTTTGTTTTTTAATAGGTAGTAAAGTTCCGTTAATTGTTACTTCTATGTTGCCCTTGTGAAACCACATAAACTTACAGCTTTTCCATTGTCCGTTATGTTTCAAGAATAATGGTTGGTTGCTTTCCTCTTTTAATAAAGTTTTGTCTATCATATTATTAACCTTTTGTTTTGTCTAAGTTAATTAAAAATTGGCACTCTCGTAGCCTTCACGCTCTTTCCTATCCTTGTGTGTAGATGAATCGTCGGTGAATAGCACACTTGCAGAATAGGCATACCTCAAGTCCGAGCAGACCAGCCCTTCAATTTATTCACCTCTTAGTTTCGTTTGCCGTCATCTTTCTATAGGTGAGGTGAAGTACTGTAGGTATTTTCCGTCTACAATGTGCTGCTTGCCAAAATTGTTCTTAAACTCTATGCTATTGTCGTATATACATGTGGCTTTGTATTCCTTACCCCTTGTGAAACAGCCATAAAATAAATCCTCCGTACACAGATACCATGTTTCGGTTTTTGGTGGGTCGCATGGGGTGAATCGCTCAAGAAAGTATTTAATTGTCCGATTACCTTTTTCGGGTCTTTCGTATTTATAACAAACTTCACCTCCTTCAACCCTTATTACCTGCACCCTATCTTTACAGCGTTTCCACTCCCACCAACTACCCACTTCAATTTCAGGTTGTAGGTCTTTCTTTAGTAGTGCCAGTTCTCTTTCAATGGCTTCTATTCGTTCTATTGTTTTCATGCTCCTCTTAGTTTATCCCATGTTAACTTCTCAGGTCTTGATGTTACGTTGCCGCCTATATCGTATAACCTACCTTCTTTCTTAGTTAGTTTATTGTAGGGGATGTTATTCTTTGAATAGTCTAGCCAGAAGTCTACTCCAAATGCGTTAAGGAACTCTACCTTTGCACCTCCGTTAGGATTGTGACTTATGAACCTGCAATTTTGCTTTATGCCATGCTCTAGGTATTCTAGCCTTTGATGGAATATCCATTCGGGTCTACCTTCCATCTTTACTTCTTCGTCCTTCTGAGCGTACCACTTGTTAACTTCGGCTTTATACTTTGCCTCTTCTCTTGCTTCTATCTTAGGGTCTATTCCGCTAGCCATTTGAACAGTTCTTTTTCGTTGTTAAATTGGTAAATCTTATCTCCAGACTTTAGCAATTCCTCACATGATTTGTTGAACGCCCCTCTAAAAGAGCTCCATCCATTCCCAAACGAAACACCGCCCCTAAGAGAAAAGAAGCTTACCTTGTCGCTGTCGTATTCTGTAGGTTGAATCCATCCTTTTTTGCCGAGGATTACTACCCCATAGCAATAGTCGCCCTTCTTGGTGTGTTCTGTGAAGATAATTTCTTCCTTTTTTCCTTCTAAAATTAGTTCTTTCATCTGTTTATTTTTTGTCCTAGTATATTGTAAAGATAATCAATTTCTTTGATATTCAAACCTTTATGTTCTAAAATTCCCAGATTCAATAAGCCTGCCGTTCCTATTATCAAGCTATAACATCCTACCACATCATTCTGTACTTGGCTTAATCCTACGTTTCCGATATGGAAATAGAACACCCCCTCTGGAAGAAGTATATCCAAGTTCCAGTCTTGACTTGGGGAAGTGTCTTGTATAACATTCACCATTGGAGAGTTGACACATGAAGATGACGTACTCCATATTGTTTCCCCTATACAACCGTCTGTTATAAATGCGTGTGCGAACACTTCACAATCTTCGCAAAAGGTGTATTCTAGTTCTGAGTCTACTACTATTGAAATAGGGTCTACTCCGTTTGAATAGAACTCATAGACAAACGAACCTCCTAGATAAAAAGAAGGGCAGTCTACAGAATAGAAGTCCGTTACGTTTAGTGAGTCTTCGTAACATTCGTTATAAACCCCGTAAGGAAAAGGTACTATATCAGACACGCATTGACTAAACGCGCACTTTGCTAAAGTGATACATAGCCCTATAGTTATAAACCATATTATTATCTCTCGTGTTTTGTCGGGTCTGTTCATGGTCTTTCTTCTAGTGAATTTTCCCATTGTATATTTGCATCAGCCGAAGCGAAGTAAGGAGAAGCCCAATCAAAACCAGACATAAGAGGCTCAGTCTTATGCCAATACCATGTGCCGTCTTTATCCATCGCTAAATAATTCGCCCATTCGGGGGCGTCCTTCCATTCTGGTTTCATAAGTCTCTTGTTCTTTTGTAGAATTCGTATTCTTCTGGGTCTATATCTTTGAGTTTAGATAGTAACTCCCATTCCTTTTTCTTTGCTTCTTCTCTTTCGTCGTCTGTAGAGTCTATCCCTAAGTTAGAAAAGAGTGTAGCGCATTGCCTTAAGATTGTTTCTTTATCCATAGTCAGCATATTTCCAGTATCCGTTTTTAACAGTCTCAATCACTATTCTGTGTTTGTTTCCTATGTTCATCATTCCCGTATGAGCATCACACAAATGTCCTTCTGAGTCTATCCAGTATAACTGACTACATCCTTTGTAGTAGCATATTATTAGCCTCCTGTTCTTTGGTTGTTGTTCTGTCCACTTGTTCATTTGTTTGCTTCCTTTTCTATTAAAACCTTTAATCCAAATTCGTCAATTTGAATGGATATATCGTAGCCTTGATTCTTGTATCTTTTTAGTAGTTCTAGGTCTTCCGTTGTCAATTCATCCCCATCTCCAAAATACATGGACGCTTCGTCTTCTATACGCCTATCTTCTTTCATAGTGCTTCAATTATATCTAGTGCTTTGTTTTTTATCTGATTAAATTCTTCAGAGTTTCTCACGATTAAAGGGAACGCCTGTTGTTCACCCGCTATGCCTTGTTCATCGTAACGGTGGGATGTAAGCCAATATCTCAACTCTTGTAATAGACCTACTCTAGCATCTATCTGAAATTTATCACCTTCTGCTAGGTCTTTGTGGGCTTGTGCCTGTCCTAGTGTTATAGTCTCTTCTTCCTCCATCACATTTTGTTTAGATAACTGGCCATTGCATGACTCATATTTTGTAGGGCGTCGAACTTTATTCTACACCCTTTTAACTCGCCTTCTAGCCTTGCCTCGTCTTCACGAATCATTCTAGTTTGTACTACTGCGTCTTGCACCCTTGCGCTTGCTGTAGACTTGTCAGATTCTAACTCCTTAAAAGCGTGTTGAATCTTTCGCTCCGCTTCCTTTGCTTTAGACTTCTCTTCTAGTTCTGCTATCTCACAAGCCAGTTCGTAGATTGCTAAACTAAGGTTTTTTCTTAATACTAGCAAATTGTCTAAACCTTGTTCTTGATTCCATCCTGCAAAGGCTTGCTTAATCTCGTTAGTTGTCATTCACCAGTTCTTTTAATTGCTCTATCATTCTTCTAATACATGAACCACAGTTCAAACTGCTTATAGGTTCTTGCCTTGTGAATGTTTGATTGTAGGTGGTGAACATCTCTTGCATCCATTCTTTTGTGGGAGATTCATTGCCTAGCATCTTCTTGATAGCGGCAATATCTTTCTTGGTTATTGTGGCGTCCCATTTCTTATAAGGCTTTGGAAGAGAGCAACTACTCATCTTTAGATTAGCCTTAACAGGGAGATAGCAACCGCACAACCTAACCTTTTTCTTTCTTCCTTCAAGCTGTACTAAATCGCCTCCCTGGAGTTTGGCGAGTTTCTTACCTAGAAAAGTGCCACATGATTGTGTTGCCTCTACATAGAACTCACACGCTCTGCATATTGCTAGGCGTTCTTGCTTCTGTTCTTCTGATGTGAAAAGTGTGTTTCTCATTGTAAACCAAGTATTGCATATCCTTCTTTCAATCCGTATTGTGGTACGTCTCTGAGGATGTAGGTAATAGTGTAACCGACTTCTGCACCTGTAAAGCTCCCGTTGTCGTACTCTTTGAGGATTAAAGTATCGCCTACCTTATAATCACGGTCGTCTTTTCGTAATTCAAATTTTTTCATCCTCAACGAATCGTTGAAGTATTCGGGTAATATTTTTAGTTCGTGTGTCATAAGTTCTCTTTTAAGTAGTTTCTAGTCTTTTGTAGTGAATGGTTTATACTTCTTTCGGGTATTCCGCTTTCCTTACTGAATGTTCTCATGCACCAACCCTCTGCCCATAGTTTGTATATCTCCCTATCTAGTTCGTCAAAGTTCAACAAAAAGAACTCTATCCTTTCAGCGTGCAACTTTTCGTCTATGCTGTCTTCAATATAAGATTCTTCGCTATGAACATACGTCCTGTAAGTATATGACTTTTTGAAGTCTCCTACTTTAGCGTTAAGCCACAAAGCCCTTCTAACATAGTGTTCGGGTTCTTCTGCTTCTTTGTTTAGGCATTTAAGATACGTGTGGTTTACTAAATCTATAGGGTCAGAAGATAGTGAACGTGCGTAGTTGCATAGTTCATTATAGTTATCTTCTATGTATTTCTTTAGATTCAAGCCGTGTGCAAAAACTCTATCAGTTCATCTGTGTCTACTAGGTCTATAGGAAGATTGTTCTTGTAGTGAATTACCCAACATTCCGTTTTAGTGTTATATGACAATCTGCCTATATTATTACCTAGACTTTCTACTAATTCATTCAAGTGTTCTGTGTTCATAATCCTTTCTCTTTCATCATTCTTAGCACCTCTTCTTTATAGTGAGCTACCATTTCCCTTAACTCAAAGGTACTAAATTTCTTTGTATTATTCGATAGTCTTACAATATTATCTGCCGTGCCTTGTCCGTAGCGTTTATCTATCTCAATCCCGTGAACATACTGCTGACCTCCGTTTACCATATTACAACCCGCGCATTGAGCGTGTACGTTCTTCTCGTCCCATCTAGTAGAATACTTTGTTCTCGTTTGGAAGTGTCCTGCTTGCATCCCGTCTTTAGTCCAGAATCCAGTCTTTGAACACGTAACACATTTACACTTCCCGTTTTTATCTGAGTCTCTTAAACGTATGTACTTTGAGAATATTGAGTCTAAAGCGTCCACCGCTTTCATTCTTTCACTTCGTGCCATTGCTTAGTGTTTCATGTTCGGGTGTTGTGCTTAATTGCACTTACGCCAATAGTATAATTCTGGATTAAGTAGAAATCGCCATCCAAAGAATGTATCAAAATGGCATTTGTAGAGCTTTTTACCATCTCTTGTTATTTCGTAGTCCCCTGTTTCAGTTGGTTGTTTATCTTTTATAGCAACTAACCCTACCAATGCGTCATACACCATTGGCTTAGTGGCTTCTTGTACTGTATTTTCTTTTTTCATCTTCTTTAGCATTTTTTCTCGTAAAGTATTGTTTATAGGTGTTTATCTCAAATTTCTACTAATCCAACAGCTCTTTAAGGTTCTGTATCTCTTGGTGAAGATGTACGTTCTTAACTTTTAGCTCTTCTATTGCATCCGCTGTCCAATCTAAATACTTTAGAAGTCTTAGGGCTTTAACCTTTCGTTCTCCCTGTAGTTTATCCATAGACTCGTTAAGGTCTATCTGTAGACTTTCAGCAAAGCCCTTCATTGTCATTTCGTCGGATAGGTTCATCTGTTAAATAAACTTAGTTAAATTTATTCGGGGTTGTAGTGCATTTAGTCACGGTCACCCCAATCATCACCGTGTATCATTTCAAAGTCAGGCTCAGGTAAGTCTAATCTTTGACTTTCACTTGCTAGTTCCATAATATGCTCAGGTATTTCCATTACATTATTTTCTCTCATCCAAAATATGTAGCTTGGGTATTCAGCGGCCACCTCTTCAAGTTCTTTGCCTTTATGTTTTCCAAATGTAAATTTCATATTTCTATTTATTAAAATGGTACTTCATCTAAGAAGTTTTTATTTGAATCTAAAGATACACTTTTTTCTTGAACTGGTTGTACAACGGTTGTAATTCCTTTCAACGGGCAGTCTGTTAAGTTAGAATCATTATAATACCTTTGAGTCATCCAATTAAAATAGACGGGATATTGTCCTATGTTTCCTACTGCATCTGGTTTACGCTTTTGAACGTCAACTAACAAATATCCATCGGGGTACGGTTGCCCGTTTTCGTCTCTCAAATCCTTTTTAGTAGGTCTCCAAACGCTCCATAAGTTTTTACCTTTTCTGCTCCACTCTTGACCCCACATGATATTCCTTTTGTCCGCCACTCCGTAGAACCTTACTTTCTTGCCGTCTATCTCCTGAGTTTCTAACTCTTGCGAAGCTGGATGGACTATCAATACATTCAACCTATCGTTCTTCGTAGCGTCTTGGTCAAAGTCTAAAAGAAAGTCACCTAAGTAAATATCCCTTGGTGTTGAATCCACATCATGCTTCACAGCGTTAAAAGGGTCAACACATAAACAGTCTACCTTCCAAGGTTTTTCTTTCGTGCCATCTTCGTTTGGATATCCGTTATTCAGCTTGTTCGCCTCTTCGTAGATATCGTCCATCGTTATACCTCTGAAATACTCCACGGTTCTAAAGTGCTTACGTATAAACTTCTCTGCTTCTTTTCGGTCTTCTTTTGATATCCCGAATTTACCCTCTATGTAGTTATTCGTTCCACAGTAGATAGTGGTTATCATGGCGTAAATGTCTGCTGAGTCTCCTGTTTCGGGTGAGTAGATTAAAAACCTCCATCCGTGTTTTTCGGCCATACATAAAGCAGTAAAGAAGAATAGTCTTGACTTACCTGAGTGGTCTGGGCCATAAATGTAAAGGGTTGATTTCTTTCTCCAGTTACAATCTATGTTCAAGCCGTGCCAGTCTCCACCATCTACACCGTATTTGTGCATGTGGTCTAACCGCCTTTTAACGTCTGGGTCTGTTAGTGATTTAATCAAAGTCTATGCGTGTTTGGTGTTCACTCATTTGCTCCCAATAAATAATTTGCTTTTTCAAGGATGTTATATCTCTCGATAATGCAAGACGCTCTCTCTTTTTTAGGTCTAACCTAGAGTTTAATTCGTTGAGCTTTTCTAATAATTCTTTTTGTGTATACTTCATCTGTTCCAGTCTGATTTGCTCGCGCTTGGTAAATTACTTTCTTTCGGTTTTTGAAACTTCTGGTACTTACACCAGTTTATAAAGTGCCTAGTCCATTCGTGAGTAGTTGATGTTCCTTTCTCCTGTTCCGTGAACAAGGTACACTTATTTTTTAACTCTGCAAGCGAGGCGTCTGGATTGTTGCCTTTCACTTGCCTATGGATGTATCTCCAACTGTTATCTCCGTCTAGTGGTATTTGGTTCATCCATTCGGGCGCGCGTAGATTCTTTGTAGTTGTGTTACTTTCAAGTTGTTTATGAAGAAAATTCTCTTCTTTAATATGGTTTATATCTGTGTTTATATCTGTTACCTTATATGATTCGCCCTCACGGTCAAATGGAGTTTCTTCTAAAGTCAAATCCTTTTTGCTATCTTGCCTAGTGGATTTTACCTCCGTAGAATACCAAGAAGTACGGTCGTAAGGATTCTCATTATAGTTACCTTTTTGGACTATTCCAGCCTCTACAAGTTTATCTAGGGCAGTCCTAATTTGCTTCTCCGTTAAATACGGAAACAGTTCGTGAAATGCTTTGATTGAATTGTACGTCCAATACTTGCCGTCGTAGTTGTGCTTATCGTTGGCTTTATTCTTTGCTACCCAGAATCTAATGTTCTCTAAGATAACAGCGCAGTTTACCCCGTAGGTCTTTGCGTCTTCTATGTTAAATGAATGGTTCATAGTAATTCACTTTTAACGTATTCAACTACTTGAGACTTAACCCTTTTCAGTTCCTTCTTAGATATAGAATACCAGTATTGATTGAGCGTCAGTTCGTCCGCTTCCAGCTTTAATATGCAAGGCGTCACATAAGATTTACGGTCTGAAAACCGCGATTCGAAATAAGTTACACCCATTGATTCATCTGAAGTAAGCATAAATGAAAAGATACCTCTATCGTTTATCTTATAAATCAATTGGGGGTGACCCATTACAGACCTTCTTATAACATCTCCCTCCTTAAAATGAGAAACAGAAATCGCTTCCTTTTTCATGGCTGAAACTAAACACTTCAACTCCTTGCTGTTCCAACTGGTCTTAGTGTCAAAGTGTTTTACAAGTTCTTCCTTATTCATAATCTATTGTATTAAAAAACCCCTGCAAGTCGTCGGAGTGACCTACAAGGGTTTAATGGTTCGTTAACCAATTCTTTAATGCACCTCCGACAATGCTCTACAAATATAATAAACTACAGCGTAGTTACAAAGCTATAGACGTATTCTTTATAACCTTTTTCTACGTCTATTAGATTATTCACTTTCTTCTTAGCGTGTAATACGGTCGCGTGGTTTTTATCCATTAACCTACCCACCTCGCAAGAGCTGAATCGTAGCTTCTCCATTAGAACCCACATGATAACCTGTCTAGCTTCTACTATGTTTCGCTTTCGACATTTACCCGCTAAAACTTCTCTAGTTAATTTGAAGTGGTCTACAGCCTTATCCATTAAAGAATCGTAACCGTAGTCCCTCATTACTGAAAAGTCGGTAATGCCTGCGTATGCTACTGGATTTATGTTCATTCGAATATAGCGTTTTGTAGTTCATCTAACGCCTCTACAAAGGCAACACCTGCCTTTTGAGTTTCTGGCGTACCTGATTGTTCCCATCCTTGTGGGGCTTCATCATGAAACTTGTTGAGTAAATCAGCCGCTTTTTTCATTGCGTCTGCTGTTTGTAGTGCTAGTTCGTTAGCCTCTTCTACAGTCATGTCTTAAGATTTAGGTGTTACGTTTCCAGATTTAATCCATTCAAACCAACGTTGAGCAGTATACACTACGTCGTTCTCACTAACTGTTTTTTGACTGTAGAAATGACTAGCGCATTTTAAGCACGTCTGACGCATTATCTGGTCTTGAGTGGACTCATCCTTCACGGAATTGTTTTGAGTTGAATTTTGGGCACTATATTGGCTTTGGTCTTCCTTGTTTACCTTAATCTTTTGGTCACCTCTTGGAGACTTGCCATTGTCAGTTACAAAAACCTCCTGTCCTGTTTGAAAAGGTGACTGTGGTGTTTTATGGTTACAGAACCCAGAATAACCGTCTTCAAAGATGTACTCAAAAGAGTATAGTTTTCCGTGTTGTGTGTCAAAGTCTCCGTTGCTTTGAATTTGTTTGATTAATTTTTTCATGGTTTATTTTTTCGGTGGTGCAATGTCACACCCGTTTTTAGCTCCTTTAACTTCTTCTTTTTTAATACCTTTCTTCACTACCTCTAGTCGGCCCTCGTCAAACCAGTGTGAACTTGGCAACTCTCCTGACTTTTCGACTTTTGGCTGTAGGCAATACTGGTCACACCCTGTAAGATATTTTGCATGGCCCATAACAGTGCCTTCAAATCCTGTCGCCTTGTCTCTGGCAACTACTCCTAATTTTAACTTCATGGTTTATTTTATTGATTTGTGAATTTCTTCTAGTTCCTCCGCTAGATTTTCAGCTAGTTTTTGGTTAAATGGTTTTTCAACCAATTTTTTGTGGAGTTGTTTGTGTTCAGGTACTTCAACACAGCTTGCGCTGTAAAGATGCTCGAACTCCTCTAGCGTTAACTCCAATTTAATTGTTGGTTCTGATTTTACTTTGTGTTTCATTTGATTGATTTATATATGAATAAATGTTTTCCCATTGGGTAGATGTTGAAGTCTCCTATAGTGTCATAGATTAACTCTAACGATTCGTTATTGGCAAATCGCCATAGAATACCTACTTCGTTTTGACTTCCTACTTTTCTAGCCTTTACATTCTTAGATATAGAACGTAGTGCGCTTACATAATTGTGAAATGTGTTCATAGTGTTTTTGTTTTGTGTTACGCAAAGATTAGAATAAAGTTTCATTATTGCAAACTTATTAACAGAAAAAGAAAAAAGCCCCGTAGGGCTTTCTCTAAGTAAGTCTTTCTATCGATTCTCTAGTGTGTTCTATTTCTTTTTGTAGAGTTTCTATTTTTCCTGCCCTGCTATTACATAGCTTTTCTCTTAAGTACATTATCGCTTGGTTTTGTTCCTCTAGCGCTAAACCGAGAAGGAAATTGTAGAAATCTTCTACCTCTCCATGCATCTCTGTAGGTTGTGTTTTTTCAAACATATTTTGTTGTTTTATAGTTTCGACGAAGGTAACACTTTTTCTTGAAAGAAAAAAGCCCCCATCGCTGGAGGCTTCAAACAAAACAAAAATGAATGCGCCTGTGAGACGCTACTAGAACTACTTAGTTTCCCAATAGATAACCTTTGATACAAAGTAATCAAGGCTTTTGTCTGAAGGTACTTTAGTGGTGACAAACTTAACAGCCTCTACAACTAACTCTTGGTCGTAAGGGTCTCCCAAACCAATAAACTCTTTAACAATATCAGCAATATTAGCCCATTGCTCAATGGTTAATACCTCTTCAGCGAACTGAGGGAAATGCTTTGCTAGAAAACCTAGCTGTAACGATGTGAATTTCATTTGAATATATTTTTAAGGTGGTTATCTTTATTCTTACTCCCAAGGCTTGAGCCGAAATAGTACCCAAATATACCTAAAACAATCCCCTCTACAATACCTAAAAGGTGAAAATATACTTTTTCGTTAACAATATCGTAGAACAACCCGTTTACTACTATTATTGAAAAGATACCTAAACCAACACCACCTACAGCCCATTGGAAATAGTCGGGCTTTCCAGTTGCTTGAACCACTCCTACTTCTCTATCTTGTGCGTTCTTTATTCGCTCTACCTCTAACCGCATTACTTCCATACGTTCATCTGACAATAGACGTTCGAACTCTAGCTTGTCTTGTAACGACATAGATTCACCTTTGATTAAATCACCTACACGGTCTAACGCTTCAATGCCTGTAAGGTCTGAAACTATATCTAATACTTTAGGGGCTTTGTCTTTAAGCCATGTTCCTACTTTAGTCTCCTTTAACTTCTTCACCTTTCAGAATATTTATAGCTTCATCAACCATATCCATCAACTCATTCACTTTGTCTATCTCTTCTTGTGGATAGTTTCCTTTGGATTTTAACTCAGCCTCCATTTGACGCATGATGCGCTTATGGTTCTCTAATATTGTTATTGGGTATTTCATACTGCTTCTTTTACGTTTACTGACCACCTACATTTACCTCCTGACTTAGCACCTTTGAAAGACACCCACCAACCCCCTAAACGAGGCTCGTTAAATCCCTTCTCAGTTGCCCATCCTCCGAAACCATCACCTAACATTTTGTAAGAACCCGTCTGAAGGTTGTGTACTGTTTTAGGTTCTAAAGTGTAACGAGGCGAAAGCCTTTTAACATTAACTGGAACGTGCCACTTGTTGTGGTCATGCCCTCGTGTGATTATATCCGCATCTGGATTTGACATCATATTCAAATCTACCTTCAAAACACCTTTAGAACGGGGTGCGTTGCCTCCGTAACCGTGGTGATAGTGATGCTTAAAACTAGCTCTATTGTTCCCCGTCTGCATTTTATAGACCATCCATCCAGAGTAACCGCCTTGGTGAGCATCTACACCCATAAATTTAAGTAACTGTACCACTCTATCGATAGGGTCTGTACCCTGTCTTTTATGAATGTTTGTTTCGTGGTTTCCCCTTCCTATAAAGTAAGTGACTTTGAACTGCGAAAGATATTCCGCGCACCCGTTTATCACTACGTCTAAGTAATTGGTTACTTGGAACTCAGGTCTGATATCTGAGTAAGTAGAACGAGGGTCTGTCTTTATACCCATAACGTCGAACAAGTCACCATTGATAAACACTAGAGCCTTTTTCTTTTCAGCTTCTTTAAGATGCTTAGTTAATAGTTCTCTATCACATTTATGCGAATCCCAGTGTACGTCTGAAATCTGAAGGGTGTGAAACTCTTCTTTGTTCTTTAGCTTCTTTTCTAGCGTGTGAACATTTCTACTAATTTGCTTTATCATTGTTTTGTTTTTTAGTATAGCCAGAATACGTTTTGTGGCTTGTCTCTACATCCCAAAACATTCGTCTGCCTTGCTTCATGTTAATATTTTATCTCATCCCAACCCTTATTGGCCCTCAATAGGGTTATAGTTGTGTTTGACCATTTAGGGTCGGATAACATTTTAAGACCTCTCTTGCTGCATAACCTAAATGAAGTGTAAAAAAAATCTTTCATATCAATAAATCCAAATTACATTCTGTGGCTTGTCTAGGTCTAAGTCTACATGAATAAACGTTGAACCTATCCCTATTCTTTTGAATCCTACTTTAATCAAAGATGACATAATCAAAGCACGCTCTGTTGAAGAGTTGCACGCTATATCACAGGCCAACCCTTTCAAATGAGAACTGTTAGGAGTGCCTCCTACCCTTTTATTATGGCGTTTTGTTCTGTATCCTGAGTTAATAGAAAAAGGAATACCCGCGATTGTGCGGGCCTCCTGTAGTTTCTTTAAGAAGTTAGTCTTCATCTCTTCACCACTTCCTTTAAGGTCGGGGGAATCAAACTCTGATATTTTGAAATTAGTTAACTCCATCAAGCTATGTATATTGTTGTGTCAATATTCCAATCGTCTTTTATTGGGTAAAGCCTTGAGTTTATCCAAATCTCTGCCTGTCTCTTAGTTTCAAAAAACATCTTAGTACCCTGCCACCCTATAGAGCCGCTACTAAACCACTGCTGTACCTCGTACTTTAGATGCGCGTGGTAAGGCTTGTACTTATTGGCTTCTCTTTCTACTACTCTAAACCTCATACAAAAATTATATCAAAATTAGTTAACTCCATCTAGTATCTTGTTTACTTCTTCTTTGAACTCTTCAACGGTTAGCATTCCCGTATCTCTCATGTCTTGAAGGATGGCTATCTGTTGCCCTGCGAACATCACCTTTTGCCAATACTCGCCTTTGGTTTCTTTCTTGGTTTCTTTTTTGAAAGTACCATTGATTACATAACACCAATAATCCTCACCCTCTGGAGACTCTTCCCAATCAAACCCATGAAGTAGCGCGTCTTCTAAATCGTCAACTAAACTCTCTCCTGTAAACTCGTAGTTCCAGTTATCCTTGGCTTTCGTTCTGTACGGCTCTGGAAGTTCATCGTAGAACTTAAAGTAAAGTTCTTTTAATTCTTGTTCTTTCATTTCTTTTCTTTTGATTTCCTGCAAGGTACAAAAAATCCTTTACCCTTCTTCCATTCACGTAACTTTATTAAATTTTTCTTTCTTCGCTTGTCCATTTGAAAAGTATGTTGTATGTTTGCTTCATGAGAAGGGCACCCCTTCATTTTTCGAAGTTTAAGTTCAAAAGGATTGGTTATAAACACCAGTCCTTTTTTTATCTCACATCATAGATAGGGTCTCTTCTTTCTCTCCACGTAGCACGATTATGACCTTTGGAAACAGTCATTCCAGCATTTTGATAGTTGTCGTAAATAGGTGAATTCTCAGGAAAGACATTGTCTGAAAACTCAGGAAACAAAGTAGAGTTAGCACACAAGTAGTCTACTAACTTTTGTCTATACATCTCCCCGTTGTCGGTGGCTTGGTTAACAAGTCTATTTTTATCAGCGTTAGTGGCTGGTGTAGTGTCGTCTGAAATCCTTTGAACAAGCCCAGAGTTATCTATCTTAACTAAAGCATTAGGTAGATACTCAACTACAGTAAACCAAGCGAAAGCAGGTTTAATATAAGTGTTTACCAACGTCTCATAATTGCCCGACAAAGTACCCGCTTGAATTTGTGCTTTAAGGTAAGCATCCAAACTGTCACCAAGGTACGGTCTAATCCATTTATCTTGAGCCGTAAGCATTGACACCCGTAGATAATCATCTCCAATACTTCCATTCAAGTATGTGTAGGCTTTTATGTAATCTGAATCTGCGTATATTACCATCTCGTTTATTTTAGGAAGCCTTGGTTAGGCATATCAATAGGAGCGATAGAAACCTTACTGTCATTAGTTTCAATATTCACACCCATAGACCTAGCCTTAGTGGTTGAAATTACTTTTGCGTTAGGAGAATTAACGTCTACATTTACACCCTCTGCAACGAAGATTTTTCTGTACCATCTATGGTGGCAGTTACCACCGCCTTTATAAAGCCAAACATCGTATGTTAATGCACCATTCGGCCCCCAACCTATAGTCCTACCTTCTTTGTTTGTGTAAGATGAATTAACTTGAATGGTAGACATTCTCATTATATCTTCCTTTCGGTATAGTTTATCTGCTTGCATCATCTTCTCACAAAACTCTCTGTGCTTACCGCCTCCGTTTTTTTGGTTATAATAATATCTTACCTTGTACTTTACCCCGTCTTTCTCTGTGTCTTGCTCGGACTTAGAGTTAGGCCTAGCCGTGCCAGTAGATGTAAGTTTCAAACTCGCTTCGTTTAGTTCCTTTTCAAAATCAAACTCGCCAAACTCGCCTTCTGCATCATCATCATCAATACATACCCACCCTTCTAAATCGTCTTGAATAGATGCGTGAAACTCGTCCAATGGGTGTTTAGAGAATAGAGTCTTAGAAACGTCCTCACCTATGCCCATAATGCCTAAAATACCTTGCGCTTGTTCGGGCGTTAAGTCTGTTCCTACCCTTCCTATTACGTCAATAATAGATTGTATCTCTGTGCTTTCTAAAGTCTTCTTGACGTTTGTAGGGATGAAAGGATTGTTTGTAGGTATTGTAATCTCTTCCGTTACTCCTGCTGCTTTTAACGCTGTCTCTAGCCCTTTTTCTAGGATATCGCGCATAGGTTGAATAACGGTCGATTCAAATAGAACAGAACCCGTCTCTAGTTCTTGCGTATTACCTAACTCACCTGCTGTTTTAACACCAAACAAAGCAGGGGTAGTAACCCTATGACCTATCATTATTTTGTCTGTAGTCTCTCCAGAAAGGAAATCGTACATCTTGTCGGCATCATTAGAGTCAAACGCGTGTACATCGGGGGCTTCTTCTTCGCTATCGACGTAATAATTGATAATTTTACCCGCGTTCTGCGCTCCTGCTAGTTCGCTTTCAATGTTAGCCATGTGAGAATTGCGTTCTTCAACGGTAGGGAGACCGTTTTTATTGACTACAATAGCAGAAGGAAAGAACCCGTTCTTAATATTGTTTACATGAAAGGTAGAAATCTCTCTTTCTAGTTCAATGTAATTCAATGAACCCACATAGTCAGGCTTAGAAAAATAGATAGAGTCAGGAGTAGGTGTCTTACAGACTACAATGCTTTTGTTTTCTTTAGACTCTGCATCGTAAACAGGAATAGGATTTTCTTTAGCTATGTTTACTAGCTTTCTGTCACTCCAGTCTTCACAGTAAAACCAGTTCTTTATATCTCCGTTTACGTCTACTTCTTGAGGACGTAGTTTAGCCATAGGTAGATACTCCAAAGAGTGTACGTCACCTTTGTTATCGCGTATAATCTCGTATGCAAACGAACCATGAACTTTCAAGTCAAAAGCCAACAACCCTTTCAAAGCGTTTAGTGCAAACTTTTGAACTTGTATCCCTGTTGCGGGCTTCTTATACCCTATATCTCCACCCGCTATCATGTAAGAAATAGAATCACACAACGCATGATGAGTAGAAGAATTTAAGTAAAGCTCTGTTAGATACTGCGGAAAGTCATTATCTTTCCCGTACTTAACAAAACCCCTATCTACTTTTTCGGTTCTATCCTTTTCTTTGTAAGAAGCAAAGGAATATTTTTCTATTCTTTTATCCATAATATACGGTGTCGTCTATTGGTGCGCTATTAGGCGTGTAGTATGTATCTCCAGAAGGAACAGATACTATACCGCGTTCAATCTCTTGTATTGCGTTAGCGGGGTCTAAATTACTGTCTGAATTCTGAGCGTAAACATAGTAGTAAAGATAGCCGTTCTCATTCAATAAAATACTATTCGTACCGTCTATATTAGTATCAACATTTATCTTCGTGTAACGCTCGTTATCTGTTATAACATTCCCTACAAAAAAGTATTCTTTGAAAGACGTTTGATGAACTAACTTAAATAGGTAATTCGTAAACGCTATATCTTTCTTCCACTCGTATAAAGTGAGATAGATATCATTCGAGGCTATGTTCTTTTGTAGGTATATCATAATTAAAAAAGGGGATAGGAATTAACCCACCCCCTTAATATTAGGTTAGTATTTAGTTAGGCAGGGGTAATCTGCGTAGCAGAGATAGTTACGTTTGCTACAGTTGCAATACCATCAAAAGGATATCCTGTTGCTCCTGCTGTTGGTGCTGGCAACATCTTTACTCTCTCTTGACATTGAGAAGAAAGTGTAAGCATGAACTTTTGACCGTCTCCTAGTCCTGCTCCTACTTGAGTATCACCACCTGACACACCCATGCCGCGCTCGAACCCTGCACAGAAAATGTTTCCTGCATCATTCAAAGCAAACACACTTTGATAGTTCTTTGCAATGGCGTGTAGAAGGTCTTGCGTTTCATAATCTAACTTATGAAGCGAAATTTCTAACGTAGGTGTGTAGAAGAAGTTACCGTTTTCGTCTGACACCTCAATAGGCTCAGCGAATGTGGCGGTGTTTCTTGGTAGGTCAACTTGATAAACAGTAATCGCTGTATCAATATCGGCAATCTGCTGACGTGTAGAAGCCGTATAAGTTACGTCCGCATCTGTCAGAGTGTAAGGGCTTGTGCCGTCTGTAACAAAGTACAAAGACTTAATGCCCCCTATCGCGTCTTTACAGGGTAACGCGCGTCCTGTGCTATAATCACAAGCCATGTTAATTGGGTTTTGAAAAGGGGAGCAACCGCCAAACAGTTACCCCCTTTTATTTGTTAATCTTTATACTGCGTCTGGGAAGGCCATGTAAACATCTCCAGGCACTCCTACCTGAGTTCCAAACGTCCAACGCATTGCTGTACGAACGTTATCAGAACCATCAAGAGAAGACATATCCAACACCTTCACTACGTTTTGGTCAGATACTAAGTCTGTTCCTACGTGGAAGTTATCAGAGTTACCGTATACAAGTGTATCGTCTGGGAATCCAGCAGGAGAAACTACATCGTAAGACTGGAAACGAGCAGAAGCTGTACCGTCGTTAGAGTAGTATACATCTTGCCACCCCAACTCTGCGAGACGCTGTAGGTATAGGTCACGAGTCTTAGGTGAAACAAAGAATCTAAACTTCTCACGCTTACGCAATCTTGAAGGAAGAGCGTTGATAATACGGTTCATGTTGTATACTACTTGCTCACCGTTAGCGAAAGCAGTGATTTGTGTAGTACCGTCTGTGTCGAGAAGGTCGATATCGTTAGTAGCTGCATCCGCTTCTAGGATTTGGCAAATGCCGTTGAAATCCGAATACGCTGGAGATGCTCCTGCGGGGTCATAGTTACCCTGCCATAGGTTGTACTCCACATTTTCCTGAACGATTTCAGCAACGTACATGATAATGAAGTCCTCAATAGATGGTGGCATCTGGTCTTCAATAAATCCACGTCCTGTTTCATACGCTTGCCATGTAGAACGGAATTGTTCCTTGCAAAACTCAAGGTTTACTTTGAACTCTGAAACTGTTAGAACTCGTTCTGCTAGTGTTAACTGTCCGTCTGTACCCCAATCACAAGCAAACGCTTGAATAAGGCTTCCGTCCTGTGAAAACACCTGTAGAACTTGTTTAAATTTAACGTTCTCATGTAGAGTAACGTAGTTGTTAGCGATTGAATCCGCTGTTGTAAGTGCCGCTGCTAGGTAGCCTTCTGCTAACTCTCCCGCGTAGGTACTTGAACTAATTGTAATATCTGACATTGTGTCTATTTTTATTCCCTATTCGGGAGGGTTTACTTTTTACGTGAGTTGAAAGCGTGCATCATGCGCTCTTTCTTGCTCATTTCAGTTAATGATTTTTGAACCACTACCTTTTGGGGCTTAGTAGACTTTTCAGCACTAGCCTTAGATAAGTGTTCTTCTAATTCTTTCTTTAATTCCTCAGTCTTAGACTCTGCTTCCTCGGCTTTCTTTGTTGCCTCTGCTAGATTTTCAGACTGAATCTTGGAGAACTCTTCTAGCATTGTAGATACAGCCTCTTTAATCATTGACTCTACCTTCTCTTCTGTGAGTGGTGTAGACATTTCTTCTTCCTCTTCCTCTTCTTCAGCTTCGCCCCATGCGATAATAGTTGAGTTGGCGTCTACCTCAAACGAAGTACCATCTTCAAGAACATGAACGCCTTCTGGCACTACCATTTCGCCATCTTCTGTTTGTACCATTACTGGAACACCTACAGCGAATTCGCCTTCTGTTACGATTACTGTACCGTCTTCTAGCTTTGCTTCTGCTAGTTGCGTTTCTGCAAAAACCTCTTTAGGGTCTACGTTGTGTTTTTCGAACAACCCCTTAATTAGGGTCTTTACTTTATTTTCCATTTCAATACTTTCTTATAAGACGCATTGAAAGAAGTATATCGGCAAACTTTGGATAGTTAGAAAAAATGTGTATGTTTGTTGACGTTCAGGCTAAGGTTAGTAGCCTATAAACACTAACCATTGAATTAAAACAAGCCTAGCATGGCAATTAACTTTAGCCATTGTTAGCAGTAGTTAATTATGATTAATGAACTTGAAATTAAGGAGGTTGAAATAACCAAAAAAAGCGAACTAAAATACTTTATGCTTTTACAGTATAATGAAAACCAAATAAATGACAGTAAGTATTTTATATGCGCTCAATCAACAGATATTGAAGAAATAAACAGGCAGTTACAATGGTGGAAAGAACAAAAAAATACTGGAGATTGCGAGTATAAAATATTTTCTATGATGTTGCCTAATTAATGCCAACAACTGTATACGTGCGACACTAACCCCACAACTGTTTTAGACGGTTAACACTTGAACGTATAGACTCTCTTACAGACGGTTCAGATAAATCTACAGGATGGGAGAAATTTATACTCATGTAGTATAGGTTCTTTTCGTCCTGTGCTATTTTAACAACAACCGAATGAAGGATGTGAGAAGCAAAATATAACTGCTTTAACACCCCGTCTTGCATTTCTTTAGTATCCATGTATAGAACGCCTTTAGATTCTAATTGAACCAAGAGTTGAGTGTACTCTTCGTCTAGTGGTTGGTTTTGCCAACTGTCTTTGACGCTTGATAAGTCACCCCAAACTTCATAGACAGCACTGGAGTATAATTGAGTTCCTACAGATGGCCTACCGCCTCCGTTGTGAGCTTTCAAAACAATGACTCTTCCAGCGTCAACGGTGTTCAATAAGGAATTCATTTCCTCGTACACCTCCGAAACTTTAGGAAGCACGGAATTAAATTTAGACTTCTTTTGTTTACGCCATGCCTTAAAAGCACTAACACCCTCCTTTGTTAAGAAGAGTGTTATACCAGAAGAAAAAACTATTGTAAGTAAATCACTCACCTAGGATGTTTTTTAATTCGTCAACAATAGAAAAAGTCTGCATTTTGTCTGCAAAATATCCTTCAATACTCCATCCTTTTACCTTGCCAGTCTTTACGTAGTCATTCCATACTTCGTCATTTTCTACCTTTGCAGTAAGCATCCAAGTGCCTATAGGCTCATCTAGTCCATAGATACGGGACTTGTCCTGTTCGCCTTCTACTATCCATGACTCAAAAAAGAACACTCCATCTACAGGGGAATCATGTTCGATATTTACAGATGACTGAAAGCCTTCCTTAAAGAATAGTTCCGCACCTCTACGAACAGTCTTCTCTGAGAAATATACATAGTATTCCCCTGCGTCGTCTACTCTATAGATAGGCTTCTTAGGTGTCAATGCTGGCCCCATGATAATGCGCTTCTCTTCGTTGACCGTCTTAAACATAGACTTCTGTTCTGATAGTGCAACAAAGTTTCTTTCTATGGCTGGGAATTCTACCATTGAAACGGTATCCATTCCGAATACCTCAGCGTTTTCATCTATTACTAATTCAATTATTCTCATAGTACAAGGTTTGCTTGTTCTTCAATCTTTTGATTTTGGGCTTGCGTTTGCGTAATGGTTTTATCTAACACAAACGCTTGAATGTTTTGTTGTGGCTCTGTGTTTAGTGCTGAAGTGTCTAGCGTGGGAGTTGTAGTAGCACCAGTACTACCACCAGAAAAAGAAGGTGTGCTACCTTTTGACGCGCTTGAACCCTTAAACTTTGTTCGCTGAATCTTAGCCACGTTCAATAGTCCTGTAGATATTGCACTGGCTATTGCGAAAGGTTTTGCGGTAGTAGGTAACGTAGGGTCTTTTATTATAGCCGTAACCCCTGCGTAAGTAGATGTGATTGCTTGCGCTGTGTTTAGTGCTTTAGTTACCGCGAAGGCTTTACGCGCTCTCTTCTCATCATCTTGCCCTACCATTTCAGCGATATCTTGAATAGCTCCAAAGGTAGTCACTGCTAAATTCTTCTTAGCATTCTGTAACGCTTGTTCGTCTGATAGTTCTTTTTGCCTTAGTCTTTCTGATTCTTCGTTCTGACGTTGCTGTTCTGCGTCTAATATTGCGTTAGCCTCTTGAGTAATACGTATCTTTTCTGCCTGCGCTTCGGCGTAAGAGTTCACACCTTCTAAGTCTGAGTTTTTTTGATGCTCCAACATTTCACTAATCATTGCTTCTTCCTCTGCATAAACATCCTCTTCAATCAACGCCATCATTTCAGCCCGCGCCTTTGCTTGGTCTTCAAGTGCTTTCTTAGATTCCGCATTTCTTTGGTTGCTCAAGGTTTGCAACTCCGTGAAGATTCGCTTTTGTTGCTTCAAAGACTGCTCTTCAAGTTCAAAAACCCTTGCCGCCGCCTCTGCTTCCTTTTGTCTATCCTCTCTTGTGGATTCAGACAGTGCGTTCCTTTCAGCTACTATACGCGCTTCCTCTTGTGCGTTGGCTAACTTCTCATTAAGGTTTAACTTCTCTAGTTCAATAGCGCGTCTTAATGCCTCTTCTCTTGCCGCATAAGATTTGGTTTCATCCTCTGCTATTAAACGGGCTTCTGCAATCAACTTATTTCGCTTTGCCTGTTCTACCGTCTGACCTATACGAGCATCTTCTAGTTCTTGCTCTGCTTTCTGTAGGTTGGCGGCGGCTACGGCGGCATTATTTAGTTCCGTAACATAATCTCCTACCGCTTCAGCGGCATCAATAAAGGGTTGCTTAACGTTTTCAGTAGCGTCTTCTACCGCTTTATCTACCGCTTCTATTTTTTCCTTCGTTTCATCTAGGGACTTCTTTAGTTCGGTCGCATCACCCCCAAAAAACTCTTTAGTGGCTATAGCAACTTCTAAAAAGTTTCTTTTAAGACCTAACAAAACACCCATAATCTTACCTACTATTACGGTGTTGAGTTGTTGCATCCAGTTGAAGATTGATTCTATACCATTTGAAACAGATTCAAGAGCTTCTTGGGGTTGTGTAAATGCGTTGATTAAAGCCTCACCTATGTAGGCTAAAGTGTCTCCTAGAACATCCATTACAGCACTAAGTCCAGCGGTGAACTGCTTGAACTTATCCATAACCCCCTGTAATTTAGACACTGCACTAATCACAGCGGTTACAGCGATTACTATCAGACCTATTCCCGTTGCGGCTATAGCGAATTTGAGTGTCTTAAACCCAGATACTAAACCACGAACTGCACCTACCGCGCCCTTCGCCCCTGAGATTATACCACCCGTAGCTTTATCTGCGGCACTACCAAGACTACCGAATGACTTGCTAGCAGAGTTAGACTCTTTTTTTAAGTCCTTTACTCCTGCTTCGGCTTTGTCTATCTTTTTGGAAGCGTCCCCTGTATCTATATCTATCTCTACAACTACTTTGTTAGCCATAATACCAATGAGGTAAGAATAGTTCCATACCCTACTAAATAGACTACAGTTAAGAGTATATCGGCAAACCTAACCCACTTGGGCATGGTGTTATACTTTACCTTTTGGTGTACTAGAACCTCAATAGATGAAAGTATTTCGTTCTTTATTTCCATAATATAAAGATAAGAATTTGGAGGTTTAGAAAAAAATGCTACCTTTGGGGAAACGAAAAGAAAATGGAAGAAATAAAGCAAGTTGACACATGGATTTGTGCTACGGAAAGAATTAACCTACATCAAGTCAAAGGCGAAACTCATGAGTGGGTCAGAAGAAGTACTATAGAGGATGTTAAGAAACACTTAATTAACAAGCATCTGGACGTGGTTTTTAACAAGCAGTGCAAGATTACTTATAGCACAGCTACATCTGCAATGGTTGGGGATGTTTTTACCGCGAAGGCATTTCATCCACTAACAGAAGAGGGCGACGCGTTAATATCTCTCCTTGTGTCTGAAGAGATAGTTTTTGTTGTGAACGCTAGGTACTGGACTGGTAGAGGTATTCAATTAGACTTGATACCCTGCGGGATGTCTGAAGAGGTTTCTATTATTGAATGTATTCGAACAGGGGGCGACTGGTATTCTTTATGAAACATTAAAATAAAATTTGTATATTAGCGAAGAGCAACATTTTTGGTTAAGCATAAGAGGGGTGTTCTAAACGTAGAAGCCCCTTTTTAACGAACAGGCATAAAAACAGTACGGTATGAATGGTAAATGCTATAATTGTGATTACGAAGGAGAGTATGAGTGGTACTGGTTAATAACCGATAGCCAAGATGAAAGTATAGCGCACGCTACGCACTATATGAGTTCAAGTGAAGCAGAAATAGGTAACACTCATACGGAATGTTACTACTGTCCTAAATGTGGCGCAGAAGATTAGTATTGATTTTATACCGTGTTATTAAATCGTTTTAATGAATGCTAACAACATTACATGTAATCAAACGTCCTTAATACACTTAGTGCCTAGTCATGGTGTACTCTATTCTACAAACTATATTCACGTTATTAGACAAAGCACCACCAGACTTCGTTAACTGAATTCTATGTTGTGTAGCGTCAGTTGTATTGTCTATGTTTGGCGTGTAGTGACCAGAGCCTGAAGTACCTACATCCTTAATAATTACAGGAGTGACAAACGAAGTGCCAGAGCCGTCTTTAGTTATCACCGTGCTTGCGCTCAAGTTATGTTCTGAGACTATCCTAGAGGTCGCTACATTCCACTCACTTAGACAGTAGTTCATGTCTATCGCTAAAGTTGAGTTATTAGGTATATCCAAGTAAGGGAATAGGGTAACCGTTCCGCTCATAGCACCCGTATAGCCTAATAGAATAACACCGCTTTGTTTATCTCCTTGTATAGATATCTTCGCGCCTCCTAAGTGAAAGCCAGACTGCCATACATTTACATCTTGCCCAAATGCTTGGTAAATACCTATCCCGTCCTCTGCTGAATTATTCCTTCCTGCCATAGCGGAGTAAAAGTTCTCCAACCCTGTAGAGTTATTTTGACCTACCGTTAAGCCATTAACAGAACCGACGCCTACACTGTTAACCCCGAAAGAAAGATTGCGTGTATTTGACCCTTGTAATGCGTTTGGTGAAGTGGCTATTCTCTCTATAAACCCTCCTGACTGTTCTACGTAACATCTTGAATTCCCTAAATTCCAAACATACCCCCAATACTCACAACATTCCTGAGAGCCAAAAGAAGTAGCACCTGCGGAATCTAAGAACTGAACAAGGCCACCTATCAAAATAGTGTCGGGTATGTACTCACAAGGTCTAGGAGTGTCTAGTATTTTAATCAACTCAACTTGCGTTAGTTCGTCTAGGTTAGGCTGGAACTGGTTTACCTTTAGAACTCTCCAGTATGAATCCTTGATGAAGATTAAATCATCGAACCCCAAAGAGTAATAGGTAACTAAATCCAAATTAAAGAACGCTGTCATTTTCCTAGCCTCTACAGAGTACAACTCATTGACGTATTCTCTCCAGTATTTGTTATACAGGTTGTTATTTGGGTTGCCTTCTATGTTGTGAAGTGGGGTTTCACCTCCGTAATTCAAGTCTTCACCGTCTATAGTTGCTACAGGGTTTGAGTAATGCCCGAAATAAGGGTACTGGGTGAGTGTTACGTTTGAATCTGTATCGTCATTACGTGCTATTAAATCAACCGAATCAATCAACCCACCCCAATACACTACTTTACATTTAGGGTCTGTTATTATCTGTCCGTTGTTATCAAACGCTTTGTGTATTACAATGTTTGAACCGTTGATATAAGCGCAAGGATAAGCGCTGAAAGGGTTTTTAATAGTCTCCTTTCCAGTAGCGAAATCATTCTCTACGTCTTCAATCTCAAACCTACCGTAGATTCTGTCTGCATTGTCTTTGTAGAACTGGTTTACTATGTCTTTATCTTCAGAATAAGTCCATTCGTACTCTCTTTTCTGGATGGATGTAGTAGGCTCAATCTTTACGCTTTTATCGTAGTCTATTAAGTTAGTCCAGTCTAAAGTGTCTCCTGTTCCTTTGTAGTCTTGGAATGGCTCTATAAGTATCTTTGTAGAATCGTTTTCGTCTGGAACAAACACAAGGTTAAACATCTTCTGTAATCCAGATAAGAAATCTTTCTGCTTGATATCTGGGGTGTTGGCTTGGATGTCTACGTCTACACCTTCAAAAGCAGAAGTATTACTAACCATTTTCCACCCTGTACCTTCTAGTTCATCGGGTGCTGACGTAGAGTTAAAAGTAATGTCTGGCGTGTCTCCTAAGTTATCTGCGTAAGTCATTACACCAAAGCGTAATTCGTCACCTTGCTCCAAATCAAAACCAAAAGTAACAGATTGAGAAAACGTATCTCCTGCTTCTACGGTTATTTCATTAGAAAGATAGGCAACGTTACCGTTTTTAGTAACACGTATTCTTATCGTGTCGGTATCTGAATCATTGTTAATACCACTTACCCACGCCCTAAACCCAAAGTTACCGTAGTAAGGTGCTGTCCAGTAGTCGTCCGCTCCTATTGTATAGTCTCCACCGTTATCAAAGAAGTTGCCCGAATCTGAAAGGTTGGCAAATTGATGAAATCCGACTGTAGTAACTGTCTCATCTGTTGATAGTCCTACGTTAAAATCTACACCGCTTGATTCATCTGTTGATACTGGAAACAACTTACCGTTGAATAGTGGCACGTACAGTAGTTGACCGTAAGCGGAATCTAAGAAAGCACTAGAGCGAGTGAAACCCGAATCACTTAGGATGGTATCTACTAAAGCACTAACACGAATGTAGGGCGTCCAATCTCCTGCATAAATAGGAAACGCACTATTGATAGGTCTACCAGTCCCGTCTAAAGCCCAATTCCTGCCTTTATCCATAAACCCGTAACGAATATCACCCGATAACAAACCACCAGACCATGACGAAAGAATGTTAGGATAAGTTAGCTCGTGGTCGTAGTCTGATAAATCCAACGCGCTTAACTTATCATCTCCTATCGTTCTGAATACATTCGCTGTTTCACCAAAGAATATAATCTCGTACTCTGGGAACTTACCCTTTTCTACATAGCAAGCAACGAATTGAACGTACCCACTTAACACCGTTAGTGTATTCGCTTCTAGTTCTGCTTTTAACTTCCTCTTAGGGTTAAAATCACCTTGTGAATTAACGTCTTCAAAGTTATCAAATACCGCTTGATTGTTTTCCGTTGCTGGAATACGAAAGGTTTGAGTAAAAGAACCGCTAGGAGCGTTTACACTTAGTATATCTTGGAACTGCTTAGTAAGGTTTATAGGGTCGTTAGAATACAACTCAAGGTAGAATTGATTGTCTGAGCTGTCCCATACTCTTAGATTTATTCTCATCCCTCTAAACTTTGCGCTAGTGTTACTTTTACTTGGAAATCGTAGAGCTTGTTTGTTCTATCTCGGTAGAAGTTAGTAGACTCTGTGTCTACAATAACAGGGAGTACATCGCCCTCGGGTGTTATAAGCTGTACTTGACGGGCTTTAATAATTTCTTTTAGGTATTTACTCAACTCTTCGTCTATCTTTCCGCTAGATAGCGTCCATGAGCGTTTAGGAATTACTTGATAGTTCTTTGTCCCTGCGTCGAATGGGTACAACATAAAGTCATTACCACCGTAAGTGCCTACATTAGTGTTATACTGTTTCTTAGATGCGCTTTCCTCGTGCATAGTCTGAGGCATAAATGTGAAGTAATCCCAAAACCCAACTCCGTTAGTCCATGCTAGTTGATATAGTTCATTCTTGTTACCCGTACAGTCTTTATAAAAAGCCCACTTGAAGTTTGCCACGTTTGAATCTGCTTGTATCAACTGTATAGTATAATACTCCCACGCCAACGCGTTGGTGAATGTACCTATAAAAGAGCCGTTGTTACTTAATGCACCCCAATGCATAGGAGCGCACAACACTTTTCCGTCTGAAGTAGTAGCGTTTAGTGCTTGCCCGTTGTTGGCTACATCGGTAGCGTCATAAGTCCATGCTTGTAATGATGTTCCAGCAGAGTTAAACCATTCATATTTCAGCTCCGTGGTATCATTGTTCACATAAATATCATCGTGTATCCAAGCTATACAACCTAAGTCCGTTTCTCTAGTTGGCACAGCAATAGAAGCCCCTGCAAGGTTTCTAAAATACTCGTTATTCTTTGTTTGCTTGTAGGTGTTAGCGTCAATCTTAGATAAGAACCCTTTTTCAATCTCTACTGGAGAAGTGTAGTTGCACGAGTAGGGTACTAGGTCTTGTGATTGTATACCTGCTGAATGAAAGGAGTCTTTGTAGTCTTGGTATCCGTTAACAACTAGCATCTCGTGGTTGTCTAGGTTTGGAAATTCCGTTAGCGTTCCAGAGACTTCGTAAACCTCACCCACTTTAATTTCATATATCTTTTGTCCTCCCTCGCATTTGTTAAACGGAAAGGTAGAAAACAACCCTTCATGGATGGAAGAATTATCTGAAGCCGTTTCTAATACAGGGGCTTTTAACCTCTCTTTCACAATAGGAGACAAATCAAACATACATCTACCAGCGGGGTTAGGTGTTATGTACGATTTGAATATTTCCGTGCCGTCTTCCTCTACTTGAATAAGGTACTTGAAATTCGTTTGGGATGTGGACGTAGACGAATACACGCTAACGAGTTTAGCACGAGACAAAAGGACTTCTTGCCCACTCCCTCCTGCTCCTGTGTTAAACGTACTGTTCGCGCTTTGCTCTATCGTTATCGCCATTACAAATCTAAGTTTAATTCAATGTCTTTTACTAGTGCCTTTTCTATTAGGTCTTGTTGTGTTTGGAAAGCGTACTTTATAGCCATGTCATAATAAGGAAGGGGAACAATTCCTTTTTCCTTTACACTTCTTGCTATTACAAACGCAAGGCCTTTCTTTGCGCTCTCTGTCTGCTTCGCAAATGCACCTTCCGCAGTTCTTACCCTTACACCCTTTTGTTTCATCCATCTTAATATAGGTTCTGAAGGTGGTTGTTTAGTGCCGAATGAAAATTGACTCCCAAACTTCTGCTTCGTGCCATTGACTCCGTAATGAATAAACTCTCCGTGGTCTTGGTCGGTTGTTAAACCAATATTCTTACCATTAACCACAAAACTCAACCCCTTTCTTAGTTTATCACTCGCTACACGCCTAACCTTACGCCCTCGGATAGTCCTAGTTGTCCCAATCTCTAACTGAGCGCGTTCTACTATTAAAGTACCGACGGTCTTCTGTAGTTCGTTGAACTTCATTAGTAGTGTTTACGTTTCATGAAACAATTAGTCAACCTAGACTGGAAACCAGAGTTAGTAGCCTTTGTCAACTCCAAAACTAAGTCAGCGTTACCACTATCGTAAAGGTGATAGAAGAAACTTGCATCGTAACTTTCCCCCGTTAAGAACCCTCCACGCGTAGATCCCGAAACAGACGGGTCAAACTCAAAGAATTCATCAGCCCAAACTTGATTCGGTTGTACTCTTGCGCCGTGCGCGTTGGTTAACTCCCCTAAGTCTAAAGGAATCCAACCAGTCATACCGTAATGCGTGGCATCAATATAGGCAATCCATTGTGCCCATGTGTTTGCACCAACGTTTAGATTAACCTTTCCTGCGTCGTCTTCGTATTTAACCGTGAATCCCCATCCTGTAAGGTGGTCAATAACATAATAAGAAGTCGCACCTGTCCACGAATGGTTATTCCAGTCAACGTGCGCCCAAATATTTGAACCTACTGTTGCATCAGAAGGGTTTCCAGCGTCGTCTGTGTATCTAAACTTCGTGCCAAAAGCGTTGTTTTCCTTTAGCATCGTAGGAGCCACGTTGTCTGTTGCGCTTGTTCCTGTTGCGGGTGTGCCTCTTACGTCCGCTTGCGTTGCTGTGTGGTCTATTTCAGCGTAAAACTCTGGGTAAGTAGGTGGTGTTCTATCGTAATCCCCATCTAAAAAACTATCCCAACTGTCATTTGCTACAAAACTTTCATTAAATGAAGGGTGTGTGTTTTGATAACATATCCCAGAAGGAACAGACGCGGTAGGTGTGTTGATGGTCATTAAGTTGCCCGACACCGTGACACTGTTAATGGTGGTGTTTGGGAGTAATATTGAAGAACAGATAGGTCTATCAAACGAAGTGCCAGCAGAATCTTCTACCTCGGCATCGCTTAATTCTATCTCTAGGTTGTTAGTGTAGTCTACATTGGCTTCAATAGTAGTGCCATCTGAGTTATTTACAGCCACCAGCACGTCTTGAAGGACAGCAACACCCCCAGCAGGATAGGAGTTGATAGCAAGCAGTCCAGTACCTACCGTATTGTTAACTCGTATGTTAGCCCATGCACAAACTAAGTCCTTTAATGAAGGGTA